CTATCAGTCTCTTAATATTGAAGATAAGATTAACTCACTTAATCCTAAGTACGAGGAATTCTTTGATAAAGGTACAAAACGCGAAGAAGCATTATCCAGACAATCTATTTCTTCATCGCTAGCTTTTACAGATGATTTATACGCAAATGTAATTCAAAATAAAGATTATCATAATTACATGTATGCAAACTTGCAGCCTGATAAAGGTCGCAGGTTAATGGATTATAGGGTAATGGCAGCTTTCTCTGAAGTTGCAGATGCATTAGATGAAATATGCGATGAATTTATTAACAAAGATGATAACGGTGAAATTGTTAAACTAAGATTAAAAACAGATGCGCTTTCTGAAGAGCAGAAAGAAAAGCTTAAAAAAGAATTTCAAAAGTATATTAGTTACTTTGACCTTGAAAATAGAGGTTGGGAGTACTTGAGACAGCTCTTAGTTGATTCTGAGTTATACTTTGAACATATTGTTCATAAGAAATATCCTCAAGAAGGTATTCTTGGTGTTGTTGCTATTCCACCCGACCTTATTGACCCAATCTTTGAAAATGTACAAAACCAGATTGTAAGAGGCTATTTGTTACGTAAAAATATTTACGATGCTAAGAACCCTGGCAAAGTATCAAAAGTCGAGCTCGTTCCAATGGATGTTAATCAAGTTACATACATCAATTCAGGCATATGGAATGAGTCAAAGACAGTTAGACTTCCGTTCATAGAAAATGCTAGAAGAGCTTACAGACAGCTATCACTTATTGAAGATGCGATCGTAATTTATCGTTTAGTCCGTGCACCAGAGCGTTTGGTTTTTAACGTTGATGTGGGTAATATGCCCCCTCCTAAAGCTGAAGCATATCTACGCAAATTAATGACAAATTACTGGTCAAAGAGAACTTATGATGCTGATCAAGGTGCATCAGTACAAAAATTTAATCCGCAATCAATGCTCGATAGTTTTTGGTTTGCAAAACGCGCTGGTAGTGAGGGTACAACAGTTACCCAGTTGCCCGGCGGTGCTAATCTTGGTGAACTTACCGACTTGATGTATTTTGTACAAAAGCTCTACAAGTCGCTTAAAGTACCAGTAACACGTCTTAATGTTGAAGATGTATTTAAAGATGGAACAGATATTCTTCGCGAAGAGCTAAAATTTGCACGATTTATTATTCGACAACAGCAGCGCTTTGCTACTGGGCTTAAAAATGGTTTTGTTACGCATCTCAAGCTAAAAAAGTTTTGGGAAGAATATAAACTTAAAGAAGCAGAAATCGATATTACGCTTAATGTACCGACAAACTTCTATGAGCTTAGAGAAAATCAGAAGTTCCAGCTTAAAGCAGAAAACTTTAATTCAATTACACAAAGCGATCTTGTCTCTAAAACATATGCACAGAAAAAATATCTCGGATGGACAGATACCGATCTTATGGCTAATAGAGAGTTTTTAAGAAAAGATAGAGAATTACTTTGGGAGTTAGATCAAATTACAAATGGTGGACCAAATTGGAGAGAGCAAGGCGCTGTAGCGCCTGGTCAAGGACCCGAAGCAGGAGCCGGGGGAGCAGGAGGCGGTACAGCAGGTGGTGGAGGGTCTAGACTACCGCCTGAATTTGGTCCTGGGCCCGGTGGTGCTGGTGGAGAAGCAGGCGCAGCTACGCCAGCAGCTGGTGGAGGTACGGCTTCTAGTAGTGCAGCTGCGGGAGGCGAAACCGCTACTCCTGCGGCATAACCCGCTAAATTAATTAAATAATAGTTATGGCTGTATATTATCCATCTTTTGATAATTACAGACGCGCACAAGTTCGTCAAAAACAACTCTTACACACTGATTATAAAACAGTTATACAAGAGGGCATCGGTGTAGGAGCTATTCCAGCAGTAAATACTTCACCTACACCAACTCCCACCCAGACAATAACTCCTACATTAACCCCTTCGGTAACTATTACGCAAACTAATACGCCTTCCACTACACCATCAGTTACACCTACAGAAACTCCAACAAGCACACCATCAGTTACACCTACAACAACTCAAACGCCTACACCTTCAGTAACAGAGACACCTACATCAACACCGACGCAGACGCTGACCCAAACGCCTACGCCTTCAGTAACGAAAACGCCTACTATAACACCGACACAAACGCACACAGTGACACCGACAGTAACACAAACGCACACAGTGACACCGACAGTAACACCAACACCAACAGTGACACCAAATCTTGTAACAATATTTTATTATTCCGATTCTACAATATCTTCCAGCATGGATACTACATTGACAGACTCGAGTCGTAATATTAATAAAACTTTGATTGCAGTTAATATTGGCAGCGTAGTAACTAGTATTGGTACTGCTTTCGCTAATTGTACAGAGCTCACTGACATTATTATTCCTAGCAATGTGACGAGTATTGGTTATGCTGCATTTCAAGGCTGTACCGGTCTTACTAGTGTTACTATTCCTAGCAGCGTGACGGCTATTGGAGATTACATGTTTTTTTATTGCACTAACTTAGTTAGTGTATATTTCTTAGGCAATGCTCCTACTGGGGGATTTGGAGCGTTTGAAGGTACAGCGTGTACAGTGTATTATTGTTCAGATAAAGCTAACTTTACCAATCCTTTCTTAGACCGACCTGCGGTAGCTATTACATGTGGTAATAATACACGCACACCTACCCCGACACCCACTGCAACACCAACACCTACACAGACTATTACACCTTCAATTTGATCTTACGCTCTTAAGAGATAGAGTAATTACATTGATATAAGCATTTAGTAGTTTATAAGAAATATTAGTTGTATATTTTAACGATAATAAATTAAATAATATATATGGACTGTTCTGCAATTACGCCTATAACAGCGTTTCAAAGCACTAATCTTAATAGTAAGATAGATACATTTTCACGCCTTGGAGATAGAATTACACGTAGCCTTGGCGCGCCGTTAATTAATCTGGAACTACATCACGATCAATTGTTTGAAAATATTTCTATAGCTTGTGAGATGTTTGCAAGATATGCAGGATATACAGAAGAAATTTTAGTTTTTGATTCTAATTTATATATAGACGGCAAGGGAATTAAGATGGATGAATTGTTTAGCATTACCCCGTTTTTTAATAAAACCATTACACCATCCAAAACAGTTTACGCCGCAACATCATCAATTACTAGTAGTATTTTCAGCTCATCCACTACACTATCAAGTATATATTCCGACGGTATTTTTAACAATCAAATCTTAACTACATTAAGCTATCTTAGCGTAATTAATTTTAACGGCACATTAGCACAATATTTTAATCCATCATCTAATAGTCAAGAGAAGTTCGTTAATAGTTTTGACTATGATATAATGGATTATAGAAAAGTAATTGATGTTATTGACTTCGAAGAAGGAAGCTCTGACGGTGTTAATACCTTGTTTACTATTGAACAAACACTAGCACAGCAAACATATTTTAGTTATGCGATGGGCAATTATGGCTTCGATCTTATTAGCTGGTATACACTTAAGAATTGGTTGGAAGTGCGCGAAAAATTACTTGCAACGCGTAGGTATTATACTTTCGATGATAGGACTCAGTATCTTGTTTTCTTCCCACCACCTCGTACACCGGGATCAGGAAGCCGTTTCTACGGTGCAATGCCATGCTATGTTGAAAGACCACTAAGGGATATTATTAAGGAGCCTTGGGTATATCAGTATGCACTTGCATTAAGCAAAATTTCAGTAGGCAATGTACGTGGTAAATATACTGGTACAACGCTCTTCGGAGGAGGACAGATTAATTATAATGATCTTCTCTCACAAGGACTTGCTGAAAAAGAAAAGCTCGAACAAAAGCTTTACGAAGGTGCACCAGGACTAGGCGCTGCAGCGCCGCCTCAGTTCTTTGTTGGATAATGATTCCATTAAATAAAACAGATAAGTATAGGCAAGGTCTTTTTAGACCAAGAAACACATCAAAATATGTTGGACGTAATCCACCTGTTTATAGATCGGGTTGGGAATTAAAGTTTTTTAGATGGTGTGACGAGAATACTAATGTCCTTGAATGGGCCAGTGAAGCAATTGTTATACCGTATATTAACCCTATCGATGGTAAAGCTCATAGATATATTACCGATGGGGTTGTTGTAATAAAAGAAGCGGATAAGGTTAGTAAATATATTATAGAGATAAAACCAAGCGATCAGTTGTTACAGCCTGTTGCAGGAAAAAAGAAGAATAGTACTGTCATTTATGAGAATAAACGATATATACAGAATATGGCTAAGTGGAAAGCAGCTAAAACCTGGTGTGACAAAAGAAATTACAAATTCTTGATTTTGACAGAAAAGGAATTAGGTCTAAATAAATAGACATCTAAATAATAAATAATAATATGGCTTTACGTCTATTAGTCGAAACACCGGCTCCGG